TGGAGCTGTCGGGCACGTTGGTCTGCTCGTCGAGATCGCTGTCCTGGGGGCTGGATGGCAGAGGGTAGCCAAGGCGGATGCCGAGGGCGTTCCATGCGGCCATCATGGTGTCCAAGCGCCGAAGGGCGGATTGCATTTGCTCTGGTGTGAGATCAAAAGCGTAGGAGGCCAGCCCGATCTCGTCGAAGGCCTGCTCGATAAATTGGCGCTTGGTCCATCCCATTGTCATTCTCCAGTTGGCGCGGACAGTCTGTCCTGGATCAATTGTCCCAGTTTTTTGTCCCCAGTGCGACCGTCGAAGCGAATGCCGAGTTCTTTGGCCTTGGCCTCAAGTTCTGCACGGGTTGGGGCTGCGTCGTCTTCTGGCACTGCTTCCACGACTTCCACGACTTGGGCTTGTGCCTGGGCTGCTGCCTCGGCTTGTTCGCGCAGCAAGCGGTGGTTGATGCCGTCGATTGGCTTGGAGGGCTTGCGCACCTTGACCGGCTTGCGGTTCTTGGCGTATTTTGGGGTGAGGATCTTGGGCTGCATCACTTGGCCTTTTTCTTCATGGGCTTGGCGGTCTTTGCAGCTGCTTTGAAGTCTGCGGCTGTGGGTGCGCCTTTTGTACCTGGTTTGCGCATCTTCTCTTTGCTGCCTGCTTCGATGCGTTCGCGTTTAGCTGCGATGTTGGCGTAGAGACCGGGCTTCATTTCATGGCCTTCTTGGGTGCTTTGCTGGGCTTGCCTGCTGCCTTGGCTGCTTTCTCGGCTGTGCTGAGTGCAATAGCCACGGCTTGCTTCATGGGCTTGCCTGCTTTCTTTTCCATCTTGATGTTCTTGCCGATGGATTTGCTCGAATAACCTTTGGTCAATGGCATGGGGTTCTCCTATTGCAAAAAGGGGGACCGAAGTCCCCCTATTTAGTTTTGCTACTTATTGATTAAAAAGCAGGATGCCGCTCATCTCGGGGTTCTTGTTGACCACACCGAACAGAGTGTCCATACGGTACTTGATAGTCATGCTGTTGATGTCGTACCACTTTTGCAAGACCAGCTCGATGCCTTGGTCTGTGCTTGCACGCATCACTGCGACGCCAGCGTCAGAAGGCACTGCGTAACGGCCAGGCAAGATCTCCAAGGAGTCACGCTGCCAGAACACGTTCACCGAAGCGGCGTTGACATTCAAGAAGGTGATGGCGGCTGCATCGGCTGCGATGGCAACTTCCACGTTCTTGTACTGCAACTGAGCGTCGGTTGGGCCTGTGCCACCGATAGTTTGAGCACCGATGATTGGAGGAGTGATGGTCATGGTGGTGCCGGAATCAACAGACACAACACGGAAGGTCTTCAACTGACCAGTGCTTTGCTTGGTGATGTGGTGCACGGCGTACACCTCGGCAATCGTGAAGGCGTCACCAGCAGCGATGCTGGTGGTGCTGTTCACGGTCACGGTCTGGAAGCGGTTGTCCACGTTGATCTGGCCACCCACTGCTGTGGAGGTGGCCTGAGGAGCGTAGTTCGCTTGTGTGTTAGAGCCGTTGGTGTCAATGGTCTTGCTTGTGCCAGCGGCGGCTGCCAGGCGGTTTGCGTAGTCCATCTTGTAGGTGTCGAAGCCTGCGACCATGCCGACGTAGCTGCGCTCGTAGGCTTTGTCGGACTTCTGGTTGCCGAAGCTGCGAGCAGTGCCGACCAGGTTGCCAGCCAAGCCGTTGTAGTCGCGGCTGGACAGAGCCATGAAGCGGTCGTAGTCTGGAACGCCTTGTTCGTTCATGATGGTGTCGCACAGGGAGACGTCATCGTAATCGCCAGCGGCAGCTGCGATTGGAACGACCAAAGAGCCGAGGTTGGCGGCAGAGCCCATGATGGCCACGTTAATGTCGGAGGCCAGCTTTTGCTTGGCGCTCTCACCCAGACGACCTTCTTGCAAAGCGTCACGCAGTTCGAGGGCGGTCATTTCCCATGGCACTGTCTGGCTGTAGCCCAGAGTCGCGGGGACGGCCAACTGAGTCATGCCCTGGTATTGGCCAGCGATGCTGTTACCGGGTGTGCTGTTGATCGACTGAGCGATGTAGGGCTGTGGGCGCCAGATGGTGTTGTTGGCGCGTTCCATCATTGTCTGGTCTGTGTTGTACACAGCGACGTGACGGGACAAAACCAGCGCATCCTGGAAGCCTTCGAGGAGGTCTTCAAAGGCAACGCGCTCTTCTTTCGAGAAACTATTGGACATGGTATTTCCTTAAAAAATCATTTTTGAGATGCTGCACGCTTTTGCGCTTTGTACTGGATGACCTTGGTCATGTTGCCAGTACGAGCAGCTTCTTCGCGCAGCCGTTCGAGGGTTGAGTCCACCGCCCCAGAGACTCGGCCGGTTCCGGACACGATTCTTTCGGGCGGTGGGGCTGCCTTGCGGTTGGTAACTTTCAAGTCTTTCTCCAGTTTCGCTACCGCAAAGGCAAACTTTACGGGGTCTTTGATGGCGGCCAGCTCTTGCGCCTTCTTGGGGTTCTTGCCGAGTGCGTAGACGACCAGGGCGGGGTTATCCGCACCTTGCAGCATGACGCCTTGCTGGGTGACGTTGAACAACTCCTGGGCCACGGCCTCGGCGTCGTCAAAGTCTTTGACTCGCAGCTCGGCTTTCGCCTTGCCGTAGCCATCCAGTTTGGCTTGCCAGGCTTTCTGCTGATTCATAACTTCAGCTTCTTGCCTGGCGTTGGCTTCGTCGGCTTGTCGCTTGCGCTCAAACCAAGTGGCCAATGCTTCCTCGAATTTATCGGCGTCGTAGTCGTGATCTTCGAGCTTTGGCTTTGCCCCCAGCGTGACCGGCTTGGTCTCAGTCTGTGCGGTGGTTTGCAGCTTGGCTTCTAGTTCACGAATGCGTCGTGATTTTTCGCGGTCTGACTTGCGCAGCTCGCGCACCCATTCAGGAGCGTGTGCCGGTTCTTCGGGAGGTGGCGCTTCCTCACCAATGGAGACAACAACCTCGTCGGATTCGCCGTCGTCTTCTGGGGTCTCTGCCTGATCGCCTTCGGCTTGCGCTTCGGGTTGCTCGGTGGCCTCGTCCTCAAGGACTGCGGTGTCGTCGTCTGTGGTGTCGATCTCCTGATCTGCCTTTGTGTTCATCGTTGACCCTGTGAAACTCACCCATTAAAACGGCTGGGTGGATACCGTGTGCGTAATTGTCACTCAATTGTGGGTTGATTGACAACTGGTTGAACTTCTTGCTGGACCATGCCGCCGATTTGCTGGGCCATGTTGAGCGCATGGTCTTGGGATTCCATGTCAATGTCGCTGAGGGTTTGGACAGTTTTGGCCCGGCTGAGTTCTGCGTCGGCCACGGTCTTGACAGTGTTGGCCCGAGCCTGGGCTGCTTTGGCTGTGGCTTCCTCGGCTGCGGCTTGCAGGTACATCGCGTTGGGGTCTTGCGGCTGGCCTTGCATCTCGGCCATGAGTTCTTCGGCTTCTGCATCTGTGGGTTTGACCACGCCCATACGCAGGAGCTTCTTGCGGAAGTAGGCATTTGCGTCGCCAATGCCCTCGCCTTCCATGTTCATCATGGCCATGGCTGTGATGACCTGGGCAGTCTCTGGGTCGTTGGTGATCTGGAGCATCCCAGTCAGGGCACGAACGGTAGCCTCGCGCTTGCTGGTGCTGGATGGTCCAACCTCGGCCACGACGTCAAAGGTGGCGGCGCTGAGGTCGTTTTGCATGACGACTTCGCCTGTTTCCTGGTCGATGGATGGCTGCATAAGTTCGACCATTCCAGCCTCGCCTGTGGGTGCGATGGTCTTCATCTTGCGCTTGTCCTCGATGTAGACCTCTTTGGCCATGGAAAGCCAGATCTCGCCGCAGCGCTTCATGCCCTTGGCAAAATTGCTCATGTAGATGAAGGCCTGCATGTCGACACGAGTTTGGATCATCTCCACGGCTTTGCCTGACATACCGCTGACCATCTTGTCGGCGCCCTGGGGATTGCCCAAGATCTCCTGCATGTCGGTCTCGGTGATCTGCAAGAGCGCGGCCATGGCCGGTGGGATATTCGGGGCGCGGGTGTAGGCGACTGGGCCCGACACGGCCTGGTTGCCGTTCTGGTCGGTGATCGGGTTGATGAGCAGATACGGGTAGTCTTTGAGGTTGTCCTCTGACCACATGACCTGGTGGCCTGCGACCTGCTCTGGGGTCAGGATCGGCTTTTCGACCGATGACAGGGCTGAGATCTCGCCCAGCTTGGACAACTGCATATTCTTGAGGCGCTGGGCGTCTTTGGCCAGGCGCACATGGCCCATGCAGCGCTCGATGTTGTCGACAAACCAGCGCTTGCCGTACACGACCACGATCGGGATGCACTTGCCTGCGATGTAACCTGCATCCTCAAGGACGCGACCGCCGGACATGATGTACTTATGCACGCGCTTGCGCTTGACTCGCTTCTGGCGGATCTCGACTGTGCCGATGGCCGCGAGGGTTTCTTCCAGTGTCTCGTCGTTGGCAAAGTCGGCTGGGGTGTAGCGTTCTTCCTCGCCTGCGATGTTTTGGAAGATGCGGATAGTCTCGGTCTTTTCCTCGACCTTGTAGTACTCGGCCACATAGACCACATCAGGGGTGCACCAGTCAAATTCGTACTGGTGGATGATCTTGGGCCAGTCGGTTGGATCGTCGCCCCAGGTGTCTTTGTAGGCCTGGCGGGTCATGCTGGTGACGACGTAGCAATACTTGGCGTCGGACTTGTCCTGGCGCTTGGCCCCGAGGTCGAAGAATACCGAGCTGTCAGCGTCGAAGATGGGTTCGATCCTGATGCGCTGGCGGTCATCCTCGTCGTTCTCCTCATCTTCGTAGACTGTGCGCAAACGCCATGCGCCGATGCCGCCGCCGACTGCTTCCTCAAAAGCGTTGTCGTAGGCCTCATCTGCGACGGATGCCTGCTCGTCTGCACGATACAGACCGTCGCAAACCTCGGCCAGCTTGTCGTTTTCCTGGCCATCCTTGGACACGTAGTCCACCGTAATGCGGTTGTTGCGGTACTCGTTGATGATGCGAATCACCGAGAGCATGATCTTGTTGACCTCGAACTTGGGCTTGTTCTCGTACAAGTCCCAAAGTGGGCCTTCCCACTGGCTGCCTGCCAGCGAGTAGAAGCGCCGGTCTTGGAGGCATTGCAGGCGCTCGTCTCGGAGGGCTGTTTGTACGTCATCAAACTGCGCCAAGGCTTCGGCGTGCAGGTTGGCGAGGCTTTGGTCGTTGCTCATTCGGGCCATGGGGATTTCCTCAATTTGTGCGATTGTCTCACCACTTCTTCACATTTGGCAAAGGGGTGAAGGTGGCGGGTTTGGATGCACCAGCACGGCGGACGGCTTCGCAGGCGTAGCGCAAGGCATCGATTACGTGGTTTTTCTTGTCCTCCAGCACCGGCAGGATCTTGCCCGTAAGGGGGTCGGTCTTGTAGCTGTAGAGGGTGAGCTCGTCGATGGTGTGGATGCAGCGGGGGTGCACCACGATGTCGTAGTTTTTCAGAAACTCGATGCCTTCCTCCACTGATCTTGGCCCTTTGACCGCAGTCATGATCTTGGGGAAGCCGTTGCGCTTCATGTGGCTGATGGTCTCTGGCCTGGCTGAGTCGGCCACGATAGGCCACTTTTCTGCCTCGGGCACGGTCATGAACAGCTCGGGGGTGTTCACGATCTCGCAGCCGACCATGTAGGCTTCGTAATCGATGTACAAAGTGCGGCCAATGATGTGGCAGCGCACCAAGGTGGTGGGGTCGATGGCGAAACCCCAGTCAGCGCCAAGCCGGTGAATGGCGTCTGGCGGTGCTTCAAACTCCTCAACCTTCCAGTTTTTGAACACTCTGGTATTGCTGTTGGTGACATAACCACCCATCCAAACGTGCTGGTATTTGTCTGGGTCGCGGCGTTTGTCGTATTCCATTTCGTCGCGCAGAACGTCTGGAAACCACGGATTGTCGGTGAAGTTGACCTTCAAGACCTGGGCGTCTTTGGGTGGCGTTGGGCCACGGAGAAGGTGGTCGACCGGATCTGATGCCTGGCGTGGGTTCCAGGTAAACCAAAGCTCGGACTCTGGCTTGCGGATGGTTGGCCGGAGCAGGTCGAGGCTGGTTTGGCTGAGGCTTTGGGCTTCTTCCACCCAGGCGCAGTCGTAGCCCTCCAGCGACTTGATGCTGTCGGCGGTGTGGTTCTGCATACCCTGGAAGATGATCGCCCCGTCGCCCTTCCTGGACTTGATGACGGCATCCTGCACCTCGAAGTAAGCCCCGGCGTTCATGTCCTCAATCTTGATCTCAAGCAAACGCTTGACGGATTGGTTAAGCGACTTCTGGATCTCGCGCACGCAAACCGAGCGCCGCTTCTGGTCCATGATGTGAGCCTCAATCATGAGCTCGGCAAACATATGGGATTTGCCAGAGCCTCGGCCACCCCATGCGCCTTTGTAGCGCGAGGGGTTCATGAGGGGCAGCGCCCACTCAGGGGTCTGAAGTTGGAGGACTGTCACGCCTTCACCACCACTCGCTCAATGCGCTGCACCAAAGGATTGGCTGGATCGCCAGAGACTTCCAGCTTGTCGCCGTACTTCTTTGGGGCCAGCTTGGACAGCAGCCATTTACGGGTATCCACTTGGAGTTTGTGTTTTTGGATGGCTTGCCAGTCTTTCTTGCCGTCTCCAGTCTCTGGAACCTCGCTGTCGGCAAGCTCCAGCACCTCATTCGCCATGCGTTCGATCAGGTCTTCTCTCGCGTGCGCGTAATCTTCCGCAAGTTTAGCGTCAGCATCTACCCATCGGTTAAAAGTGCTCTGTGGGACTCCAGCCGCTTGGCAGGCTTTGAAAGCGCTCAGGCCGTCTCTCATCCCTTGCAGAACGGATTGGCAGATTGCGGCCTTGTCTCTCTCGGGCTTTGCCGCCTGTTTTGGTTTCTTTGTGGCCATGACTTACCTCGCCAGTCCTGCAAATGGGTTTGAAAACTGCTTCCAGCACTTATTCAAGCGGATTCTGCTTATGTGCTTTTCGTCCACCTGGTACTTTGCGGCCATGGCTCGGCCTGTCTCGTTGCTTGTCCTGATTTCGTCCACGGCCTCGGCTGTAAGTTTCGCGTATTTTTTGCGCTTTGTCTCGGCGATCTTGGCGCTTCGGACTGGGCCAGACATGATGCCAAGTGCTCCAAGTTGCTTTCCCAGTCGCTTGTATGTCGTCAACTCCATGTGCTCAGGATGGATGCACTTCGGTGTCTCGCAGGTCATGCGGATGATCTTGCCATCAGGGATTTCCCCATGCGCGTCAGTCCAGACGGCTCGGCGGACAAGAACGGTTTTGCCGTCTTTGCGCATGGCTGGATGGCCATTGCAGCATGAGAATCGCCAGACTGCGCATCCTGCATCGTCACGTGTTCGGTGTTGAATGTCGGTGAAAAGTGTCATGGTCAAACGTGCTTCCAAGTCTTGCGCGTGATCACTTGCGCGATGGTCATGAGGCTGACGCCGTACTCTGTGGCCAACTTGGCATAGCTGATCTGCGGCGATCTTGCGCGAATTTCCAGCACTTGATCTTCGGTCAGCTTTGAGCACCAAATCTGCATACCTTTTGGCTGCGTGCCATGGCCGACTTTGTGGGAATTGTTCTCGACTGGCGTGGCGTAGGCCAAATTGGTTAGGCGGTTGTTGGCCTGGTCGCCATCCAAGTGCGCAACCTCCATGCCTTCCGGGCAGTCACCGCAGAAGGCCTGCATCACAGCGCGGTGGACTTTCCATTGCTTGACCTTGCCGTCCTTGCGTGCGTTGAACACCATGCGGCCACCATGATCAAGGCATGGCCTCAGCTGGCGCATTGGCCGCGTGCCTTTGCCGGGGCTGATGCGCCGCACATTTCCATGGTCTGAGACCTCATAGGCCTCAAATCCGGGTAGTTGCTTCCAGTTTTCTGCGTCCATGCAACCATTATAAAGCATTGGCGCAACTATTTTCAACAAATGCCAAAAATCAAAACCCTCCGTTGCGGGTGGTGGTGCACGTAACGCTGCCGTCCCAGTTCTTCACGCACCTGGTGACGGTGTTGGCCTGGGCAATGGTTGCGGCCAAGGTAATGGCGAGGATGATGATGGCTTTCATGATTTACCTTTCTTGGTTGTGAGCGTTGCCGCCCGATAGTATTTGGCCAGTTCGATCAGGCCTTCGTGAGAATATTTGCGCACCGTGTTATCGCGCTCGATGCGTTCCACGGCTTGGAGGCCGATTCGTTCGATCAGACGCTGTCGGTATTCCACATGGTTTCCGGCCAAATAGTTGTTGCAGTGCTTGCATTGGCCATGGCAGTTGTCCTCCACAAACCTCATGTGCGGTGCGCTTCCGACAGATCGGTAGTGTCCGGCATCGTAGGTGTTCGGCTCGTTGCTCAGTGGCGTTCCGCATGAAATACAGGGTTTACCCGCATCTCTTGCCCGAATGAAGGAATTGAAGGCTGTCTGCGCTTTCTTGGTGAGCTGGGGCTTGGTTTGCATTGCGTCCAGCTTCTGGCGGGTTTCCTTGCGATCTTTGGCCTGTTCCTTGGCTTGGGCTTTCTCTGTGGCTTTGCGGGCCAGCACAAGGGCGCATGGTGAACTGCAAACCGTTTGCAGTGGCCTGGTCTTGGTGTAGGCGCACTTGCAGACCTTGCACTTGGCTTGTTTAGTCATTTTGCCTTGATCTCATAATCGTGGAACACAGCGCCCAGGCTGGCATCGCCAACCTTGCAAGCCTTGACCCAGACGTTTTTTCCGCTGACCAGTCTGCGAATGTGGCCACGACGGTCGTGCAGCCTTGGGGATGCGTGTGTGCCGCCTTTCGATTCGCCTCTGGCGGTCTTTGGGCCGATCTTGACGGTGTGCCAGTCGTAGGTCGGCGTTTTGCCTGCAGCGATTTTGCGCCTGTTCGTGAAGGTGTCGGTTATCACTGGCTGATAACACTCGCAGCCGGTGTCCATGCTTTCCAGCCACTTGGACATGGTGGCCAGCATGATCTCGGCCACATCTCTGGGCAGGTCTTGGCCCTCATCGACCGGGCCGTACTTGATCTGGCCATCCACAATGGCGTAAACCATCGGTGGAAACGTGGTGAAATTTCCGGGAGTCCCTTTGCTCAAGTCGATGACAATGCCTTCCTCGGGGTCATCCCCAGCGACAAGCATTTCCATTTCGTAGTGTTGATGGTTTGCCGTCTGCCCAGCCCAGAGCACCAGGCTTTTCTCAAACGGTGGCCGGTGGGTGGTCAGATTGTCAATCTTGATGCCGGTGGAAAGGTCGGCACCTGAAATGTCAAACCACTGCATTTCAGTCGGGTCCAAGCCCACGGCAATGACCGACTTCATGATGGATCGAACGTGGGCAGTTGTCATGAGGCGTACCCATCTGAAATGACTTTGGCCTTGGCCTCTTCCAGCATCCCGATCAGGGTGAGCCGGTCCGGTGTTGACGATGTCTTGATCTTGAATTGGCCTTTGTCGTACCAGAATGAAAGCACGATCGCAGTATCCGGTTCTTCGTCAATGGCCTCATTCAGGACCGCCTTGGCGTTTACCTTGTGGTGGTTTGGTATGGTGAGGGTTTTGAGTTTGCTCATTTTGTTTTCCTCATGTCTTCTTTGGTTGTTTGTCTGATCGCCACAGCTTTGCCTTGCCACACCGCCCAAGCATCACGCAACCTAATGCGCCACCACAACGTCGGCTCTGGCAAAGCGGGTTCCCAGTGTTTGCCATCCGGTGACGACGAGCACTGGTTGTTCATGAGGTCTTTTACGGTCATCATTTTGTTTCCTTTGCTCTCTCCATGAACTTCGTTGGTGGTAGTTTGCCGTTGATAACAGCGCACGTTCCGCACCTTGCAAGCACTTTGATTGCCGGTGAATTAGGTGCGTTGCAGCGTTTGCAATAGTCAGAGGACGTCATTTGCTCTTGCTCGGATGGATGCTGCGATTTTGTGGGCTTCTTCGCTGGTGAACTCATAGGGCTCCTCTGCCAGTTTTGCGCAGGCCTCTCGCTCAGCAGCAACTGCTTTTTCGATTTTGTAGTTGATGTAGGTTAATTCAAGATTTGTCCATATCCAGCCACCAACGTAATCTGGATGGTCTTGCGCTTTTACTGTCATGTGCTGCTTCTTTCTCGAATAATGTCTGGAACATGGGGGTAATACTGAGAGCAACCAGGAAGGGATTCAATGGTTTGCGCGCAGGCCTCTCTTTCGGCCTCCACGCCTTCCTGATACCAACGGGCCTTGTTCTTGGTGTGTGTGCGTTCTTCAACAAGAGTGGCAAAGCGTTCAAGCTGTCCCTCCCAGCACGTCCAACCCAATCCATGTTTTGCAATTCCAGCCTGACGAGCCAGTGCAATGATGTCTTCTTGTGTCATAAAAACCACCTTTTGATGTGCGCCCAGACAATCGCAGCAATCGTGAACCATGCGCCGATGCCTGCAATCCAAAGCCAAACCAAAGCCCAAATGCCTGCCTTGTCTGCCTCTGTAAGTTTCATGTGATCTCTCCAGTCTCAGGGTCAACGTACTCAGGCGCGGTAAATCTCACGCCCTGCTGTGCACCAAAAGCCTCGATCAACTCCTGAAGCTCGGCCATTTCAGATTTCGTCATCTTGCTGGTGGACTTGCCGAGCACAACAAAGCCTCCATCAATGCCTGGAACAACGTCTTGCTTGGTCAAGGCTGCGGTGAGCACATCCTTCCAGTTTTCTGGGGTGAGCTTGCGTCCGTACCAGTCCACCTGTTTGCTAACGTCTGTCAGCATGGCCCAAAGGCGTGCGTTCTGTGGAAGGGTGCGGGTTTCTGGCTTGACCTCTACAACAATGCGGTGGCCAGCCATGATTGCGGCCTTGATTGCTGGCCAGATTGTCTGCGTCAGGGCTTTGTGGGCCTGGACTGGCTCAAACATGGTCATGGTAAGGCGGTTCATTTGTGCCCTCTTTGCATTGCCTTCACCCAGCATTGGGCACAGTGCCACTTTTGGCGAACCTCAACACCACCTCTGGGTTCTTTGGCTAGTTTGCACAGGTAACACTCGCGCAGTTTTTGCGCCCTTGCTGTTTCATCAACGATTCGAGATAAATTGCTCATAAACCATTCCTCACTGCGATCCAGCACTCGTCGAGGCTGAGGGGGGTTTCGTCAATGCCTGGCGCACGGACTCCAAGATGCGATCCCGGCCAGGGTTGTCTGGGAAGCGCTCGATGGCCGCCAGCATGGATGCAGCCAGTCGCTTGTCTGGCCTGGTGCTGAGTACCAGCCTTGAGCAGCACTCCACGCATTTGAACGAATACGTTCCATTGTTTGGCCGTTGTCTCGATGATTCGCATTGTTTGCATTTCATGCCTCGCCCTTGTATTGCCTGCGCAGTTCTGCAAGTTTTGCCAGTGCGATTTTTTTGTTTCGCTCAATCTCGTCTTTCTCTTTTTGTGTCAGTTGCTTTTCGATGGCCATAACTGGTTTCCTGGGAATGGCTGGGCCGGTGTTGCAAAGGTTGCGGAACTTGATTGCGCTGGGCACAAACTCGCCGTCCAGCTTCTCGATGGCAAAGTCCATGCTCGGCCTGTAGGTCAGGAAGGATCCGAGCTGCTTCTTCCATTCCTGGCGAACGAAGCCAGAATCAATGCCATCAAAGTGTCGGTTAAATGTTGCACCAAAGATGGCCATCATCCTGCCGAAGATGTAATCCAGCCCTTGGTCTGGTGTGCAGAAATCAGTTTCCGAGTAGGTTGACATGGTTGTCACCTCCGATGAGTCCACGGGTCAAGCCTGATGCCACGCGCTGGTTCATTTGGCCGGTCTGACTTAGGTTTTTGTCGGCCACCCAGTCGGCTTTGAATGACTGCCAGTTGCGGGTGATGCACTCACGAAGGGCTGCATCAAGTGGCCATCCTGCTTTGTCTGCCTCGCGCTGGATGCCATCAATGACGGTCTGCGTGACCTGGGCCTTCTTTGCTTTGCGATGCTTTACAA